CAAAGAACTTAAAAAACCAACCGAGCTATTGGAGGCCATCACTTTCCAACAACTCGGTTGGGAAATGTAAATTATGAACACAACAAATATATGAAAAATTTTAATACGTGTCAAGTAAAATGCAATCTTTTTTTGCATATTTTTTCTATCTCGCTATGGCTGAGGTGATATGAGTTCGTTCTCCTCTGCCAAATGCACTGAACCTACTTCTCCCAGGAGAGGTGCAATGATTGCATCGATATGCTGGGTATTTATTCACCCCAGTATAGTAGAATTTATCCGGTATGTAGGACAGAGCCGTGGATCCACACTTGTAGCACATATCAGAATCCCCCTTAAAGTACAGCCCCATGTTAGGATGGTTCTTGATGTAGGGGCGCATGCAGAGATAGATTTCCTCAGTTGGAATCAGGTCTTGTCGGTTATATGCCTCCATGTCAAGCAAGGCTTGTGGATCTCCTTCAGTGCATGCTATCCATCGCTCCATCCCCCCATTATCAGCTTTCCTCGCCACCCCAAACTGCTTTGCCAGATAGTCCAGCTTATTACTTGTGAACCCAAAGTTTCGTCTAGCTGCTATTAGAGTATCCACTGTTTGGAATGGCATTGGTGGGGGAAGACCATTGATGACACACCTGGTGTTTATCTTTGGAATGTCAAACCTTTCCAGGTTATGGCCAATGATGATATCTGCGGCATCCACATACTCCCAGATGGATTCCATGATTCGTTTATCATCCCCCTTTATTGCCTCTTCAGGAGTGAGTACATCTGATACCATGTCTTTTGGATCACTAAACAATCTCTTCAAAGCCCAGGAGAGCATGTACCATTCTTCGGTGATTGCATTCATATGGATATCCTGTTTCCACATTCTCCACACTCCCGCTTTTGTGAATGCATTTTCAACGTCCAGGACAATAACATTTGGATGGGATCTCTTATGGGGGATAGATGAAATGATCCCTCTGTATTTGGCTTCTTTGTAGTAGCGATCAATAGTATCTTCCTGAATGGAGAATTTGATAGCTGCAGCTTCTTTGCCTATCTCATCTGCCATATGTATCACTGCACTGATTCGTTTGTCTGAGTTATGCATAGACTATTTTTATCTGGGTTAGGAATTCTACTATTCTGCAAAGGTAAGTAAAATATTTGATATATTTGTCAATCTGCAAATCTTTTTTTAAATTTTTTAAATCGTGAAGGAATTTATTCTTTTTTTTCTATCCCCCCTTTTTTCCTCCCTTTTCCCCCAGACCCCCTTTTCCCCCCTATAGTCCCCCCACTCCCTACCCTCGTCGGCTCCGCTGCGCTACGCCGTCCTGAACGCTGCGCGTCCAGGATCTTTCATACTCCAACTTTTTTATATTCTTTTTTTCAAGAACTTTTCGGCTATAGTTACTATAGGGGGGTAAATTTTTTATGAAATTTTTTCATGTTGATACACAGATGTTTATAAATATTTAAATGGAGTTAACCCACGAGTTAACTAGAAATGTCAATTATTTTACGTATATTTGTATAGAAGTGAGTTAACTCGGTGTTTTGCAGAGGGAATTATCTAATACTTAATGTTATGAAAAAAGTAGTAGCAACAAAGGTGTCGGACGAACTATATGATAAGATCTCGGCCAAGGCGAATGGGAATATTAGTGCTTATCTCCATTCATTGATAGAAGTAGATCTTAATTTAGCTACTCCAATAACTGTGACTCCAGGTCATATCTGGGATAGAGTGGAAGCATATTCTCCTTCAGGTCGTCCCAGGAGAGTTACTGGCCTGGACCATTCAAAGGATGTAAAACTTGTAATAGTGCCCAAGGATGTCCAAGAAGAGGGATGATGAGCTCCAGGAGAGTATAGGCATCTATCAGAATCTGATGGAGGATATGGCTGACCTGGCTAATATCTTCATTGGTAATGAGACCCTAGATGATTTTAATGAGGGTGGTGATTATGAGCCGTTGTTGAAGATGGTAGCGGAGTTTCATTTCAATCCAGAGAACGCCAGACTATACACCGACCTGAAGCACAGAATAAATTTAATCAAAAAAAAGGTCCTAGATCTTAGTACACAAATAGATAGTAATCACAAAAAAGCTTTATTTATTTACAGGAAATCGTAAATCTTTCAATTTTTTTCATTATCTTTGTATTAGAGATTAGATAAGAAATGGAAGGATTTAGGCTAGATGTAACAAAATTGCAGGTAATTGATACTGGATCTTTATCTGGTGGATACTATTATTATCGGGTGGCAGCGATTCTGTCTAATGGTGAAGTTGATCTGGCCAATACGTTGAAGGTCTTCGCTCCGTACCGGGGTAATTCCATTGGTATATTCTGGGACGAAGTTCCAGGGGCAGAGGCATACAGGGTGTACCGCCGGAGGGATAGTGAGGCAGAGGGGTCTATCCTCATTGTTCCTCCGGCTTTCTTTTATGATACAGGAGTGCAGGAGTTTATATGAAACAGAAAGAATATGCAGAGAAGAAATATCTAGATCAGCTATTTAAGAGTTACCAGGCGGGGGTTCTTGACAAGCGAGGTATTGCTCTGCTAAAGGAGAAAGGATACATTACCGAAAGAGGTATTAAGTATAAGAAGCCCGGGGTGGACATAGAAGTTCCTCGGGCAAAAGTAGTTTCTACTGAGGAATGGCTTAAGATGATGAACCCATATACCCGGTGGAAGCAGTGGCAGCAGATGCGGCCGGTGACTAAGGAGCAGTGGCTACCAGACAGTAAGATTGATCACAGTAAGGAATTTGTTCATTGGATAGATTCTATGCTTTTGGGGGCCTTCTCAAATAAGGCATTCTATAAAAAGTTTGATTATTATAAGGCTCAGGCTTGGCAGTGGCTTCAGGATACAGATACCTATTATTCCTATAGGACTGATGATGAGCGAAGGGATTTTATTCTTCGGGAGTATGACAGGTGTCATGAGAATCTTTTATATTTTGCTGATAAGTATGGTCAATTAAAAGAAGGTGATGCAGAGCATGGCTTTCTAAACTACAAAGCCCGGGAGAGTCATGCGGTAGTATTTTATTTGGATGACTGTGGGTATAATATAATGTGTGGGAAGGGAAGGCAGATTGGTCTTACCTCAGCGCTCGGGTTAGGGGCTACCAGAGATATGGTATTTTCCTACAACTTCTTTCTGAAGTTTATTTCAGAGGATGAGGATACTTCAGAGGAGATTTTTACTGATAAGATAAAATACCCATTCAGTGTTCTCCCGAGTTGGATGAAACCAGTAGTGAGGTCTGATAGAGGAAACCGATTGTGGTTATCTGAGAAAAAAGGAAAGGGTGAGCAGGGTTATCCAAACTCAAGGATAAATGTTATTCCACCAAGGATAACCGGTATTAATGGTGGATCTCCACAAAAGGTTCTGGTTGATGAGGCAGCCAACATTGGGGTGCTTACTGAGATGATGAATGAGGGCCGGCCAACCATGTTCTGGAACAATCCGGAGACTGGGGAGTTCGAAATGAAGCGGCAGGTAATCATTTGGAGCTCCGGCGGAAATATGGATAAGTCTAAAGGAGCTTTTGAAAGAGAGTGGGGAAGGATAAATTCTTTATGGGAAGCTAAGAGATATAGACAGTCTGGATTTGTTCCAATATTTTTTACTTGGCATGCCAGGTTTAGTAAAGAGGAGTACGAGCGAGAGAAGGAATGGTATTATGGTGCCCGGGCTACTGAAGAGGATATCGATCTTGAAACATCCAAGACTCAGTTTCATCAGCACTACCCATCCTCTCCAATTGATATGTTCATGCGAACAGATAATACTCTTGTGAGCAGGGATGTTATATATGGAGGGATTGATAGGTGTAAGAAATTATCTCCTCAGCAGTCTCCGGTTTATGGACGATTTGATCCGGTATATGACTTTAATGACCCAATGCCTCCGGAGAGTGATACACCATACCGGATTATTGATTCTACGTTCATTCCACTTACTGATGAAGATAATCCAAAGCTGGCTACAACTATTATGTTTCAGCGACCACAGTCTGGATGGATGGATCGATATTGGCAGGGTACTGACCCAATAGCAACTGAGACTGGTCATTCAAAGATGTCTAGTGGTATATGGGATGATTACTATAAGACTATCCCATGTATAGTAAACTTCAGGAAGCAGCACGACCATAAGGATAGTTTCCTGCAGTGTTTACTAATGGGTCTTTATTATGATACCAAGCCCATAAAAACGGGAGTAAAAGATCTGACGGAGGCAAACATAGGTACCAACTATATAGATTATAAGCGAGAGAAGGGGTTCTTTGACACATTAGTATTCAATTCGGAATTACCAACAAGGGTGATAGGTGGTGTTAGGGAAGTTGGTGTTGATAAGAAGGGGAACAGGGCACACGCCATAATTGATTTTATGACAGAGATGTTCAGGGCGTTTCATACGCGGTTCTTTATAAAGGTCATTTTTGATCAGCTGTCCACATTTGTAAACAAAAGAACAGCGTCTGGCAAGGAGACCTGGGAGCCACAGAATAAGCAACTCCATTATGACGATGTACTGGATGCATGTACATATGCTTATATATGTAAGCTCTCCTTCCCACATAGGAGTCCTTATACGGAAACTTCTGAGCATGTCCGTACTAAGATTCGTCATGAGTTGGTTAGGATGAGTAATGGATCTCTTATTCGACAACCAGTTAAAAAGATTATAAGAGATACTAAAGTAATGAATGATATTCCAGATTTAGTAACATGAGATTAAGACTATTTAACCCGGAAGGATTAAAGGCTGTAGATTACAAAGCGGCGTATCCGGAGCTTGAACGGACTCCTGAATTTGAGCACATGAAGGGATCTGAGCTGATGTTTGTATGGTATTACAGTAATGCTACTTCACCACTTATGGAAATTATAGATAGGGAAGAAAGAGTGGTAGAGGCACTAAAGAGGTCCAGGTTTAACCCTGAGCCCTCAGAGTACGAAAGGATGTTAAAACTTCAGTTCAGTGAACAATTGGAAATAGCTATTGGTAAGATGTCTTCTTACTTGCCGGGTGCCCGGTATCTTGGGTGGAAGGCCCTTAAAGCTATTTTTGATCAGTACCAGGAGATTGCCAGTAAAGGAACCGATTATTTCAAGAAGACAGTCGGTACCGGAGAGGATGCTGTGGATGAGGTGGACTATAGTGCGTACACCAACACAACAACAAAGATTGTTGCGGCATTGCCTGGATTGATTCAAAGAATGGAGGAGGGGCTAGGTATTTCAATGGCCGGCTCGTCCGAGGATGGTGATGATGTACATGGCATTCATAGTACATGGTTCATCAATAGACAAGACAGGTAACTTTGTAAATTCAACGTGATGAATACTTTAATTGCAAGTCGTCAGACAAAGCCTAATCGCATAGAGACCCCAGAAGCTGCGAAAGGAAAGGATTACCATATTGAGTATGGTCGGTGGGTACTAGGATCAGGCAATTCCGTTAAGCACCGGATGCGTATTGATAAGACTCATATTAATCTGGAGTTCTATAAGAACAACCAATGGAATGATCCAGAGGACGCTGAGGCCTTTTTCCAGGATGAGACCGGCCAGGACCGGCATAGGATCCGGGTGACCAAGAATTACATCCAGCCAATGGTGGAGCAGTATCGGGGGAATGCTGATAAGATGCGTTTCGATATGAAGGTGTTTAATATCTCTCCATTGTCCAGGAGCCGGCGTGATAAAGCACTGGCCAGATTGAAAACTTACCAGTATGGGGCTGAAGTTAACCCAGGGTTTAAAGAGTATCTTAATACCAATGGGATCCCTGTCGGTAAAAATCAGCAGGAGACAGAGGATAAGTTTGATAATGTATATACAGATGAGTTTGTGGTGGCCGGTAATAAGCTGTTGCGGTCGGTGGCTGAGCTAAATGACCTGGATGGTTATAAATCTAAACTAGCATTGGATATAGCATGCGGTGGGATAGGTGTAATGAAGCCATACCCTCACGGCGGGGATTGGATGTTTACGCGGGTATCTCCAGATCAGTGGGGGTTTGATACCTCTGCTCAGAGTGAAACCTTAAAGGACTCTGAGTTTTTTTGGGAATGGGATCTGATGAGCCCAACTACTATCTATGAGCAGTATCCATTTCAAATAGGGGATATGGCCAGGTCAACTATTGAGGCTTATGTGGCTAATGCTACAGCTAAGTCCTTGGTTTCAAATAAATTTTATGATGTCCATGGGAAGGTACCGGTTTACACTGCTAAGTGGAGAGATTTACTTGTGGATAAATTTGGGTATGTTATGGACCAGTATGGTCAGAGGATATTGACCAGGATAGGTTATATTGCCCCCGAAGAAGAGGAGCCACAGTATACTATGAAGGATGTTATCCCAATCAAACAGCTAACCGGCCATCAGAAAAAAGTACTCAGAGGAAAGAGTACAGCATATCTCTATGTGGATAATTGGAGGTTTGCTATATTTATTCCACAAGAAGTAGTGTCTGTTCAGACTGATAATAAAAATAAGGATTTATTATTGGATTATGGGGTGATGCCTTATCAGGAGGCTGATCTTTATAGGCCTACTAATATGTATCCTCCTTATAAAGTAGGGATATGGTCTTACGTGGATGGTGAGGTTCTTTCACCGGTAGACGTAACTATAAATCCTCAGCGTATGATTAACAGGTTCATGTCCGTAATGGAAAACCGGTTAAATACCGCCGGTGGATCAGGCACTCTTTATGACAAGGATATGATAGGCCCAGATCAAGAGGATGAGTTTCAGGCTAAAATAATGAGAGGCGAGCCACTAGGAGTAAGTGGTCGTGGTCGTGGGGTTCAAAATCTTGTTGGTAAGTATGACGGTATGCCTTACCAAACTATAGTTGCCTTCAGTAATCTAATTGAGAATATGAAATTAGGTATAGAGGATTCTACTGGAGTGAATGAGGGGCTGAAGGGAAATACCAATAATCCAGATCAGCTGGTCGGGGTTATGCAGCTTATGATTCAAAGAGGCTCTATTATACAGGAGCCATTTTATAAAGCCCTTACTGATATATATAAGGGGTGCTATCAGTCTATTCTAACTTCTGGTAAGCGATACTACATTGATAATGATTTGGACTTGGATGATTATGTAGGGGTGGATGGTGCCCAGGTTATTAGACTATCCAAGGATATGAGGCTGGAGAGTTTGAGGGCAGTAGTGACCAGAGCTATAGATCCACAGACCGAGAGGATGTATGTTGATCAGAAGATCTTGGAGTGGCTGCAGTTCGGTCTTATTGATCAGCCAACAGTTGCTAGTCTGACTGGTAAGGCTTCTTTCGAGGAGGCAGTAATAGCTATGAGGGATTTCCAGAGAGATCTTATTGCTCGTCAGAGGATGGCTAATCAGCAGCAGC